TTATATAGGATGTAAACAATACTTTGTAAAAAGAAATGGAAAGACTGTTGTTTCTAACTGGAAAGAATACATGGGGTCTTCTAAAGCTTTGCTTGAAGATATTAAAAAGATAGGAAAGAAAAATTTTACATTCGTATTAATAGATCAGTACGAAAATAAAAGAACAATGAAATACTATGAACTTCATTATCAAATTAAGCTTGGAGTTCTTATAAAAATACTTGACGGTACAGATAAATATGCCTACTATAATAATTATGTTGGAGGAAGGTTTACCCGACCAATTAAAGGAGCAGAAGAAATGGTAGAAATTGATAAAGAAAAACAACTTCTTACCAAGCAAGTTAATTCATTGAAAAGACAGCTAAACCGTTATAAAAAAAGGATTGATATGTTGACTAAAGATTTAGAAAAAGTTAATGGAATTTCTGTTGATAAATCATGGAAAGTTGAAAAACAAAATGAAAATGTAATAGACTTTGAAGCTTACAGAAAAAAAGTAAATACAAGCAAAGAAGAATACAATGCACTAAATGAATTTATGATTGAGTGTGGTTATGATCCTTATGATGTTGAAGATACAGCAAAGTTTTGGAATGATCTTGAAGAAGGTAGCGAATTTAGTTAGATGTCTAAAAATATTTGGCAAAAAGAAAGAAAACAAATTTTTAAAGAACTTACTTCTCAATATAAGAACGAGGGGTATGACTCTAAAACTGCAAAGAAACTTGCCAAAGAAGAACTACAAGATATGGTAGCTGATCAAAATGAATTTCTACAAAATATTCAAAATGATATTGATGAGTATAGTTAGTTCGGTCAACACCCCCCCTCTGTGCGGGGGCGTTGCCCGATGAAAAATATTTGGAATATGCATCTTAAATATGATAAAAAAGAAAAAATAATAGAATCTTTTAATACTTATAAAGATGCTAAAGAAGCTCTTGATTCTCGATATCTACTTTGGTATCATTTAGGATCTGATCCAAAGTTTAAATACACTATTAAAAAGGCTAAGACTAATGACGGAAACACTAATTACTGTTTATAAAAGAGAAGGAAGACAAAGCCCGATAGTTACTTTTGAAGAAAACTTTAATAAGCTTGAGAGAGTTGATCAAATTGAATTTTTAATATCTATGGAAAAAGAGGTAGTAGCTAAAAGAAAAAACATCACTGATGAAATGTTTAAATACAGCAAAGGAAAATGGTATTGGCCGAAGGCTGGTTATCAAGAGGTCCATGTCTTGACTGTGGATCAAGTAACGGGAATGTCCAACATAGCGATGGGCATTCCTTTTGTTTTGTTTGCAATACACGTTTTTCTAATAATGAGGATTCTTACATGCAATCTAATACTACAACACCAGCGTCACCTTCATCACTTAAAAGTGCAGGGTATTTAGCAGCACTTACTGATCGGAAAATTTCAGAGAACTCTGCTAAAGTTTATAATACATTTGTAAATGATAATGGAGGCACGGATCAAAGCCATCATATCTATAAATACTTTGATAAAGATGGTGAGCATATAGCATCTAAGGTTAGAAAAACAGAAAGCAAAGACTTCTGGGTTGAAGGTGATTTATCTAAAGCTGTTCTGTTTGGTGAGAACTTATTCGGTAAAGGCGGAAAGTATGTCACCGTAGTAGAAGGTGAGCTTGATGCTATGAGTGCTTATGAATTGCTTGGATCAAAGTGGCCTGTAGTATCTGTAAAGAATGGTGCACAGGCAGCAGCTAATAACTGTAAAAAATCTTTTGATTTTCTTAATAGCTTTGAAAATATTGTTATATGTTTTGATAACGATAAGCAAGGTAAAGATGCAGCCGAAGATGTAGCCAAGTTATTCGAGCCTAACAAATGTCGTATTGTTAATCTTGATCTTAAAGATGCCAATGAATATCTTCAAGTAAATCAACGAGAAAGATTTACAAAGTCATGGTGGAATGCTGAACCATATACTCCTGCTGGTATTATTAACCTTGGCTCTTTTGGTGACGAACTCTTTGAAGAAGATTACTGTGATACTTGTCTATATCCTTGGGAAGGCTTGAATAAGAAAACATATGGTATCCGTACTGGAGAGCTTGTATGCTTTACATCTGGCGCTGGTATGGGTAAGTCAAGTATTATCAGGGAGCTTGCTCACCATCTATTAAAGAATACTAAAGATAATATTGGCTTCTTTGCTTTAGAAGAGAGTGTGAGGAATACAATATTTCATCTAATGTCTGTTGAAGCTAATGCTAGACTTTATATTAAAGAGATTAGAGATCAACATAGTTTAAATGATTTAAGAGAATGGCGTGATAAGACCACAGGAACTAATAGGTTTTTTGCTTTTGATCACTTTGGTAGTGTTAGTAACGATGAAATCTTAAATCGTGTTCGCTTCATGGCTAAAGCTATGGATACAAAGTGGGTGATATTAGATCACCTATCTATCTTAGTATCTGGTCAGGAAGATAACGGAGATGAACGTAAGTCCATTGATATATTAATGACTAAGCTAAGATCTTTAGTTGAAGAAACAGGTATATCTTTATTGTTGGTAAGCCATCTGAGAAGGCCAATGGGTGATCGTGGTCATGAAGATGGTAGAGAAGTATCTCTGTCTCATCTACGTGGTTCAGCAGCTATTGCACATCTATCTGATTCGGTAATAGCTTTAGAACGTAATCAGCAAGCCGATGATCCTATCGAAGCAAACACAACTGTATTACGTGTATTGAAGAATAGGTATACTGGAGATACTGGTGTAGCTGCCTACTTGCATTATGATAGTGAAACTGGTAGGATGACTGAGATAGATCGCACCGAACAAGAAGAGGACGATGAATATGATCAAACCCTTTGATAAAGACTTATATGATAAGTCAGATCCCCCTGCTAAAAAAGCAATGATAAAATGGTTGAATCTGAATGGTTATATAAATATAGATGATAAAGAAACAATGTCGTTTGATTTAGTTTGTAATAAGATTGATCATGATATTTCTAAGATTAAGCCCAAAGAATATTTTTATGAAGTTGAAATAAAATATTCTTGGAAAGGTGAATGGCCTGATAATTGGAAAGATGTACGTATACCGTTTAGAAAAGAAAGGTTGATTAAGCGTTGGCAAAAAGAGTTTCCAAATGATAAGTTAACATTTGTTGTATTTAGAAATGATTGTAAGCAAGCTTGGCATATTTCAGGACAAACTGTAGCAGAAAGCAAAGTTAAAAAAGCTTATGGTCGTAACACAAGAAATGAAGATTATTTTCATATTAATGTAGAGGATGCAGAGCTAGTAGATATGTGATGAAAGCAATCATAGATATTGAAACTGATTCGTTAAATGCAACAAAGATACATTGCATTGTTTCAAAAGATTATGATACAGGAGAAATAAAAACATGGTCGCTTGATGAATGTAAGAAGTTTCCCGAATGGTCTAAAAAAATAGATCAATTTATTATGCACAATGGGGTATCTTTTGATGCCCCTATTCTTAATAGACTTCTAGGCTGTAACATAAAAGTATCTCAAGTCAGGGATACTTTAATAGAGTCACAGCTTTTTAATTCTATTAGAGAAGATGGTCACTCCTTAGAATCTTGGGGTAATCGTTTGAACTATAACAAAGGAGACTTTAATGAGTTTGCTTCCTACAGTAAAGACATGCTGGAATATTGTATCCGTGATGCGGAACTTACTTGGAGAGTTGCACATTACTTGGAGAAAGAGGGTAAAGATTTTTCACAAAAATCTATAAGACTAGAACATAACATACGAACTATAATAGATCAGCAGCAGAAGAATGGCTTTGCATTTAAATTAAGAGAAGCTATAATTCTGCTTTCTCAACTACAGCAGGAAGAAAGAAAGCTTGAAGGAGAGGCTCAAGAAATATTTCCTCCAACGGAGATACAATTAAAAACTAAAGTTAAATACATACCTTTTAATATAGCAAGCAGAAAACAAATAGCAGAACGTCTACAACAAAAAGGATGGAAGCCAAAACAATATACTGATAAAGGTAACGTCATTGTTAATGAAAAGATTTTAAATGGAATTAACATGCCGGAAGCTAAAATGTTTAGTCGTTTTTTTCTATTGCAAAAAAGAACTGGATTATTAAAAGCATGGATAAAACAATGTGAAGAAGATGAAAGAGTCCGAGGTAGAGTTCTTACATTAAAAACTATTACAGGAAGAATGGCACATCATAGCCCTAATATGGCGCAAGTACCTGCTGTTTATAGCCCCTATGGAAAAGAATGTAGAGATCTCTGGACAATAAAAGATCCTGATAACTATTCTTTAGTAGGCACAGATGCTTCTGGTCTGGAACTAAGATGTCTTGCTCATTACATGGGAAACAAAAGATATATAGAAGAAGTCTTGGAAGGAGACATACACACAGCTAATATGAAGTTAGCAGGTCTTAAAGATAGGGACCAAGCAAAAACTTTTATATATGCTTTTCTTTATGGAGCAGGAGCAGCCAAGATAGGTAAGATCGTAGGAGGAAATGCAGCTAAAGGACAAAGACTAGTAGATACATTTTTAAATAACTTACCGGATCTAAAAGAGTTAAGAACTAAAATACAAACAGAAGCCGAGATTGGTAAGATAAAAGGTTTGGATGGTAGGTATTTAAAAATAAGATCTGAACATGCTGCCCTTAATACTTTACTGCAAGGAGCAGGAGCTATTGTATGTAAGAAATGGTTGATACATATTATAAAGAAGATTAATATGTCCGGTATAGATGCAAAACTTGTAGCATCGATACACGACGAGTATCAATTTGAAGTATTAAATAAAGATGTTAATCGTTTTTGTGCGATTACAAAAGAAGCTATTGACTTAACAACACAGACATTAAATATGAAATGTAAATTAGATTGTGACTACAAAGTAGGAAAAACATGGGCGATGACGCACTAGAAAAAAAGTATCGTAAATTATATACATCAGTTATTGTTCAAGCTTTGATGGATCTTACAAAGCTTAATACATCTGTAACTGATACAAGTATCTCAATCACTAGAGATAATGCACACGCTTGGTTTTTTTCTACACAAGAAGAAACAGAAAAAGATTTTGAAGAGATCTGTGATAATGCAGGAGTAAATCCTTCTTTTGTCCGTGTCTTTGCTTCTTCTGTTGTCAATCAAAAAGGAAATAAAAATGTTAGAAAAAGAATTATCAGATTCTTTGACGAATGAAAGTAATTATAAATACTATCTTAGACGCATGAAAGAAGAAAGAGCTTCAACAAAACAGATAGGTGGAGAACATTACAAAGATTGTAAGATACAACCTGTTGAATATATTCACAAAAATAAACTAGATTACTTTGAAGGAAATGTAGTTAAGTATATTACTAGGCATAGAAAAAAAGGAGAAGGTCGCAAAGATATTGAAAAAGTAATACACTATGCACAGTTAATATTAGAATTAGATTATGGAGAAGGGGAATAGTATGGCACAGTTTAGATCAAACGAGAATCCTATGTTTCGCTCTAAGTTTAGCGAAGACATTTTTAAACACAAATATGCCCATCATGGGTGCGAGACATGGGATGCATTGTCATCTACTCTGGTAGACGATGTGTGTCAGGACTACCTAAGTAAGGACGACAAGGACGAACTGAAACGTATGATCACTGACCTGAAGTTTATTCCCGGTGGTCGTTATCTTTATTATGCAGGGCGTGATAATAAGTTTTTTAACAACTGTTATTTGCTTAAAGCAGAAGAGGATAGTAGAGAAGATTGGGCTGACATCTCTTGGAAGTCTGAGTCCTGTCTTATGACAGGCGGTGGTATCGGAGTGGACTACTCTGTGTACCGTGAGGAAGGACGTATCCTTAACGGCACAGGTGGCCTTGCCTCTGGTCCTATACCAAAGATGCAGATGATCAATGAAATTGGCAGAAGGGTTATGCAGGGTGGTAGTCGCAGGTCTGCTATCTATGCCAGCCTAAACTGGAAACATGCTGATGTAGATAAGTTTCTTGCCAGTAAGAACTGGTATAATATGCCTGTAGGAGATACAGGTTTCTCTATTGGTCAGGTAAAGGAACAGGACTTTAACTTTATTGCACCTCTGGACATGACAAATATCAGCGTCAACTATGACACAGAATGGTTGCTTAATTATTGGAAGACAGGAGATACAGGAGATGTTTTCAAAACAAATGTTAGACAAGCACTATCAACAGCGGAACCGGGCTTCTCGTTTAACTTTTTTGACAAGGAAAATGAGACGCTGCGTAATGCTTGCACGGAGGTTACATCTGAAGATGATTCTGATGTTTGTAATCTTGGTTCTATTAATATGGGGCGTATTGACGATCTGAAAGAGTTTGCAGATTGCGTAGAACTTGCTACTAAGTTTCTTCTATGCGGCACACTCAGAGCCAAGCTTCCTTATGATAAGGTATATAAAACCAGAGAGAAAAATCGTAGGCTTGGGCTTGGTCTTATGGGTATGCATGAATGGCTTATCAAGGGAGGAGAGAAGTATGAAGTTACGGAAGGTCTTCACAAGTGGCTATCGGTTTATAAAGGGGTTAGTGATCACGTTAGTACCAGCTTTGCTAGTGTTCTTGGTTGTAGTGCTCCTGTCGCTAATCGTGCCATTGCTCCAACTGGATCAATAGGTATTCTTGCAGGAACATCCACAGGTGTAGAGCCTATCTTTGCTGTTGCTTACAAACGCAGGTATCTGAAGGGTGGTAATCGTTGGCACTATCAATACGTGGTGGACAGTGCAGCACA